TTAATGTTAGGAGATAATAAAGAAGTATTAGATCAACTTCAAGACAACAGTCTTGATAGTTTAGTTACAGACCCACCGTATCTAATAAAGTTTATGAATAAAGAATGGGACACAGAAAACTCACCAGCAGGTGACAGTGAGTTCTGGAAACTAGTTTTAAAGAAACTTAAACCCGGTGCTCACGGTCTCATCTTTGGTCACAGCAGACAACATCACAGAGTGATGACTGCTCTTGAAGACGCTGGGTTTGAAATAAGAGACTGTTTAATGTGGCTGTATGGTTCAGGTTTTCCAAAGTCTCATAACATCAGCATTGCTATTGACAAGCAAGTGAATGGTATGAAGCACAGAGGTAAAAGAATGAACCACGGAACAACTTTAAATACAGCAGGAGAAGAAGATCTAGAATACAATACAACTGTTGAAGAACATAAAGCAATGAGTTCAGAGAGTGAGAAGTGGGAAGGTTGGGGCACAGCATTGAAGCCTGCTTATGAACCTATCATCCTAGTCAGGAAGCCATTAGAAAAGAAACTGACAATAGCAAAGAATGTATTGAAGCACGGTGTTGGTGGTATTAACATTGATGCTAGTAGAGTAGGAACTGATGAAGACTTTTCTAATGTATCTCCCAGACCTATCCAGAAACTAAACTCACAGAACCACGATGAGAACTCTGAAAGTTATAAGAAAGCAAAAGAAAAACTACAAAACATAGGAAGGTTCCCAGCCAATGTTATTCTAGATGAAGAGGCAGGTAAGATACTTGATGAGCAGGCACCGAAGACCGGAGGGGGACATAACCCAAAGACAAAGATCACAGGCTATGGAAAGAACTACGGAGGCACACAGACCTATGAAGGACCCGGACCAAAGATGGATGGCTTTGGTGGAGCAAGCAGGTTCTTTTACTCTCCCAAGGTAAGTAAGAAAGAAAGAAACTTGGGATGTGAAAGTCTCACAGGTAAAGTAAGAAACATGGTTAACTCTGGTGGTTTAGAGAACGATCCAAAGTGGGCACCAAGAGTAAGTAAGAACCATCACCCCACAGTTAAACCAATAGCATTAATGAAGTATCTTATTAAACTTATTACACCACCCGGTGGTAAGGTTCTAGATCCTTTTATGGGTTCAGGTTCCACAGGAATGGCAGCAGTCCTACTGGACAATATGTTTATAGGTATAGAGATGGATAAAGAATACTATGCCATCGCACACGAAAGACTTAACTGGGCGTGGGAGGAGAGAGAAAGATGTATGAATGCCGAACAGAAGTAAGCGGTTCCCTCTCTTACAATGATCGCTAGCGGACCATTAGAGATGGACTACCACCAGTTGCTTAACTGGTGGGCTATCTTGTATGAGACATTAGACTACCCAGAGACATCAGGTCAGTCTCTTTGTTTTTACAGAGAGATGAGAGAAGTAGAAAACATTCTTCTTGACATTGATGATGACTTATACTTTCAATAATGACAAATGTTTTTAGTGATGAACAAAAGATCTACGGACAACTTTTATTCACTTTTTGTTGTTTGGACCCAAGCCATTACCAACTTGGATAACCTATCAGCCGCATAAAGTATCAATGGTAAAAACTTATTATTTCAGTATATCATAAATAACTTAAAAGGAGTTAGAAAACAAATGGCTATTACACTTTCTGGTATTAGTAATGACATTCTCTCCACCACTATTTATGAGATCGCTGATGAGGTGAGCGAAGGTCTCTTTGAGACCACACCATTTCTTTCAGTGGCTCGTAAGTTAGGCAAGGTTCAGACCTTTGACGGTGGATACAAACTTGTTGTTCCTATTGAAACCAAAGAACATTCCCAAGTAACGGTGCTTGACAGCGGTTGGGAAGCCTTGGACCTTTCGGTTCAGGACTTCACCGAGCAAGCCGAATACGACTGGACGCGTCTTGCGATGCCAGTCCTTATCTCTGGTCGTGAAGAGGCAGAGAACAGCGGAGACCGAGCGATCATTGACCTCGCCGAAGCCCGCTTTAAAAATGCGATGAGCGCACTTATGCGTCAGGTCAACCAGCAGATCGTTCGCGGTGGCACTGCTTTCGGCTCGTCTATGGCAAGCCTTAACGGTAACGGCGGCTCTACGTTTGGTGCGGGTGTGACAACGGGCTTCCTTGAAGCAAACGCTGTCGGCTCACAGACTAACGGTCTTGGTGGTTTGACCCGTGGCTCCGTGCCCGGTATCAACAACCAGTTCACAAACGCTGGTGGAACACTTACACTCGCACAGATGTATGAGTTGGAAGCACAGGCTTCTACGCTCCTGCCTGCTGGCGGTGACGGTGGTCGTTTCCACTTGACGCTTGCGTCACTGGCTGCTTACTCCAAGTATCGCCAACTTCTTCAAAACAACGAGCGTTATGTTGACGCGACTACTCTGGACGCCTCTGGTGTTTCTAGTATTCGTTTCTCTTCTGGTGTCATTATGCCAGAGCGTCAGATGGATGTCGGTGCCGGTGGTGCTGGCGCGAACTCCCTGATGATGCTTAACCTTGACGGTATCAAACTCTACACCCATCGTGGTGCTGACTTTGAGTTCACCGGTTTTGAAAACATCAGCGGCTATGACGGTCGCTACGGACGTATCCTCTTTATGGGTGGCTTAACTGCTAACCACATTGGTTCGTCTGCTCTACTCACTAACGGGGAGGCATAAAAATGGCTACATCAGATAACATTCAGTATCTCTCGGCTGCTGCCGGTGATGTCAACACCTCATCTCGTCGTGTCGTTGAGACCTATCTCTGCGGCTCTACGGTTACTGCTGGCGGCGTTATCGCTGCTGGCGACTGGGTTCAGTTTGAAACCGCCGCTACCGATGGCATTGAAGGCATCACTGTCATCAAGGCAGGCACTGCTTCGCTAGGTAACGCTCTGGTTGCCGGTGTTGCGTTGGAAGCAGGAACCGTCGTCGGTGCTCGCATCAAGGTCGTTATTCGCGGCTATGTTGCGGACGCTAATGTCGCTACTGCTGTAACTGCCGGGACGGCTCTGACGGTTGATACACCTGCGGGACGCGGCGTTGCTGCGGTTGCTGCTGACCATACCCACACCTGCGGTGTTGCGGTTGGAAATGCTGCTGCCAACAAGTGTGATGTCATCGTCTTTGGCATCCAGCACTAGCATATACATTTCCTTATAATGGAAGTGCCCTCCTCCTCCACAAGAGGAGGGGGGTTTTTTTATAGACAAAACATTTAAGTAGAGAGGAGAGCAACAATGAACTTGGCACAGATAAGAGGAAGAATAAAAAACCAAATAGACTACACACCTGTTCCCTCTACTGCCCTGTCTCGTTATCTTGATAGCGTTATTAACGACGCTTACATGGACATCTGGATGACTAGACCTTTTACTTTCAATAGTAAAGAAGAACAAATAAGAGTGTGGAATGACATCACACAAGATGACATAACTTGGAATGCTAACACAGGCTGTGCCTTTACCGTAGGCACTGACCGCATTACGTTTACCGCATCTCCTATCCAGTCGGCAAGTGTGCCTGATGATGAGATACGAGATAGATACATTGGTTCTTTTATTAAGCCGGGTCAAAAAGCACCCGGTAGTCCTGACGGTGGTGAAGAATACTACCAGATAGTTGCTATGATAAGCAGCACAGAGTGGAAGTTAGATAGAAACTTTGAAGGAACAACAGGAACTTATTACAGTTGGAAGATCATCCACAGGTATTCGTATCTTCCACAGGACCTTGTAGAGATCCTAGATGTTTCTTTCCCCAACTTCCCCATTAACGGATCTCGGAGAGGACAAATAAATAGTATCCCCCAGAGACTAGCAACACGGTATGACTTTAACGAGGACATCACAGGAGGCAAACCAAACTTCTATGTTCCTTACGCCAAGCACAGTATCCCAGAAACAGAGATGACTATCAACCTAGCATCTGTTGGGGCAGGCTCATCACTAGCAAACGACACTTATGTTTTTGCTATGAGTGTAGTAGATGGTGACCACGCAGAGAGTGGGTTCTGTGATGTGCGACAGATACAAACAACAAGTGCTGATAGCATTACAGTTAGTCTTTCATCGTTTGTAACAACAGGTCCAGCAGCAAGACTACGATACAAGATCTATGTTGGACGCAAGACACCAGCAACAGAAAGTTATAAGTGGTTCCACCTAGATACTATCAGAGAGTTAAGCGGAGTAACACAGACAACAAGTATTTCTTTTACTCCTACAATACTGTCAGCACTTGGTCGTGGAGAATACTGGGAGAAGCAATGGCACAATGTTAATAGTTCTAAATACATTAGGTTCCAGCCAAGACCACAGACAGTAGACTATGAGAACACTCCTGTGCCCGGTAGTTGGGATAAGAATGAAGTAACTTATTTCCGTCTTCGTTATCTTTACAAACCATACGACTTGGTATCTGACTATGACACACCAAAGATACCAGAGGAGTTCCATCACCTTATTGTAGATAGAGCACTTATTGATGTTCATATGAAGTATGGTAACTCATCAGCAGCACAGGTTCATCAGGCAAAGTTTGATGACAGGATGAGAGGACTACAAGCCAGATACGCTAGCGAGAGAGACGCCACTGTTCAGCGCGGTAGATCAATGACTGTCGGTGACAGGTATCTACGAGGCAGACTGAACATTAACTATCTAGGGTAACAACTATGGGTCAAGAACAGCAAGAACAAATAGCCTTTATTGGTGGTATGGACTTAACGCCTTACGCACAGGGCGCAGAAAACATTTCTAATATGCGTTACGATATGGACGCGAGGGCTTGGAAGAATGACAGGTCGTTTGTTTCTTGGCAACATCCAGATGATGCGGACCAAACAGAACTAACAACAGGTGGAGTTATACATTCTATCTTTTCTTATCAGGTTCATAAGCAGTCAGTTCATCATTTAGTTTATGAGCAAGAACAGACAGACGGAACCCTAACTCTTTTTGCTATCGCAGGTCCAACCAAATACACACTACGAACAGGTAGAACAAAGCCCGGACCTAACGACGCAGGCACCCAATACATTCGTATGGGTCGTTATCTTTTTATTCTTAATGGTGTAGACGAGCCGCTTCTCTATGAAGGTAACGCACGCATTCGCCGCGCATTTTTTCACGAACCACCACAGCCACCAAAGATCGTCTCGGCTCCCGGTATCGTTCCATTAGACATGGGTTGGGTAGCAGATGGAGATACACAGCACAATGCCGCCAGAGGTGGAGGACAGGTAGCAGTATTCCCAGCAGAGTTTAACCTTGGCTTTGCTCCCGGTCCAGAACAAGAAGCATTCTTAAATACAGGAGATGCTTTTATTTCATTTAGTATTCCTACCTTTGCTTCGTTTGAGTATGCTGTTTCTTATGTATTAGACACAGGAGCAGAGAGCCCACTGTCAGAGTATTCTCCAATGGTTGCCTTCGCAATGAAGGGCGGTATCCAAAAAGGTTTGTTACAAGGAGCAACCAACGAGCAATACAAGTTTGGAACGTGTGTAACAAACATTCCAAAGGGTCCAATAGGAACAGTTAAACGAAGACTATACAGAACAAAGAACCAGAAGGATGGACTTACCGGAGCAGGAAGAACATTATACTTTGTAACAGAGATAAGTGATAACCATACAACAAACTTCTTTGACTACTGCCCAGACAGTTCATTAGGTAGTGAGGCACCATTCGCCGCAGATAGTGGGCGCTTCCCAGACGGACCATCAGTTGGAGCAGCATTCCTAAACCATCTTATTGTTGGAGGTTCAGCACAGTATCCAACAACACTTTATTATTCTAGTGGTAACAAACCAGAACAGTTCCCTACCTTCAACTACATTGACGTTGGCGCAGATGGTGGGGCGATAACACAACTCTACGCAGCAGATAACATTTGTTATGTATTCAGAGAGAGAGCCATTGATGTCCTAGTCCCAACAGGTAACCCGGACAGTCCATTCACATTACAGCCTCTCACGCGTTTGGTGGGGTGTCTCGCGCCCAATAGCATAGCAATGGTGCCCGGAGTAGGGGTAATGTTTCTCGGCGCTGACAAGCACGTTTATGCCATCACTAGCACGGGTTCTTCTTCTTTCTTCCAAGGGCAAGGACAAGTAATAAAACTTTCTCAACAGATCTACCGAGACTTGGAGAGAGTAGGTAGGAACTCCATGGCAAGAGCAGTGGGTGTATTCAACAGCAGAGACAACGAGTATTGGGTTCATTGTCCAGTAGATGGTGGAGACTATCCAACGCGTGGTTATGTTTATCATACAGCAATACAAGGTTGGTCAGTGCGAGAGAAGATACCAGCCAACTGCTTTGCTTACATACCAGAGGGATGGGTAGTGTTTGGTTCTAACACAGATGAAACTAAACTACCAAGACCAGCAGACTACACAGGCAACAGAGGAGTGATGGCTTGGTGTGGAGCAAAAGGAGATGGCTACACTATCAGTGGGCAGAATAGAGTTCAACCTGCCGGTATGCCAAACTATACATTTGAAACAACGTGGCTATCATTGGGTAACCCTAACGCGATAAAACATTTAAAAAACATCTACCTTACTTGTTATCGGCAAGAGACAGGAGGAGGCACAGCAAAGTTTGGTTTTGACTGGAAGCCGTTAGAATATAATAATGATGCTGGACAAGAGACACCTTCGTCTGATGATCTAGAAGTTTCTTTTCTTACACAGAACACTGAACAGACTAGCGCAGGTGTGTATGGAACTGCTACATTAGGCGGTGTGTTTGATGCTGGTTCGGTGAGAGACATAGATAAAAATAGGTTCTCTACAAGAGAGATAACAACTGTTACTATCGCAGTTCCCCAGCAAGCATACCAGCCTACGTCTAATGCTTTGAAAGCAGCATCTGCCCCTGCCCTATCAGACGCAAGAAAGTTTGCTTCCCCCGAGTTTACATCAGACGCAACAACAGGTGCGGGTGGTAACCGTTGGTTTAAAATAAGACTATCAGGAACTAACACCCCCATTGCCATTATCGGTATGACCTTTGAGTATGAGATCAACGGAGTTATTAAACAACTTCACGCTGATGCTAGTAAGGCAGGTAGTAGTGATAGCCTTGTCAATCTATTAGGACTATAATAAAATGAAAGTATACCCTACAACAAATACAATACGCGATGGCGAGGACATCAAGCCTGAAACTATTAACGAACTAACCAGAGAAAACTTTGAGTTAGCCAATGGTGGTATTGATGAGTATAACTTATTTCCGGGTGACAACGTAGCGGAAGCACCCAACTCGGATGTGGATGGCTTACAAAGCAAACACTTTGAGAATGGCGCGTGGCAAGAATACTTTGTTTATCCCGACAAGCAAGCATCACAGTCGTCAAGCGCAACGTCCATTGATGACGAAGTTATTATACGAGGTTCAGTAGGTTACGATGATACAGTTGTCAATAAAGTATCCGCAGGGTTTATCACAGGTATGTATCAGATCTGTTATTACATTCCAGCATTAGAGTATGAGAACGAAGCACAGACGATGGGATATAACAGAGACTACTTTAAACATAACGCTACTCACTCCTTGACTTTACAGGCAAATGGTGCTATAATAGGAGAGACAGAAAACATTGGTATCTGTGGATGGAACCATTGTTCAATACCTTTTGCTTTCTATCATAGTGGTGGAGACATAAGGTTTAGTAACTTCGCACAAGTAGAAGGTGGAGGGAAACAAAATAATGAAGTAGCAACTAAAAGGTTATTCGTTCATCGTGTGTCGCTCTTCGGACAAGTGAGGTGTAGGTAATGGCAAAGGCAACAATGACGCCACTTGTTGATGGCGAACAAATAACAGCAGCAAAACTAAATGCTTTGTATGATAACACTACCGGTTTAACAACAACAGTTAGTAACATTACTGGTGAGCAAGTAAGGACAGAGGGTATCTCTCGTAGAGTTATTAATACAGCAACAGGTAACAATGTTAAAGACGGTGCTAACGTAGCCGATGGTTGGGGTCATCCCTTTGTTCAGTTAAACTTTTTTAAAACTGATAGTGGTGCGGGAAGAACTTATCCTGTTGTAGCAGGAACAGAGAAGACCAGAACAGGTATGACAAAGAATACTGGTGCTGCTCTTGAACTAGACTTAACACCATACTGTGTAGCACTTAATACAGACAGTGAAGGTAGCGCAACAGGCACAGCACACAAAGGAGACTTTATTGTTTTTGAGTATGTATGTCAAATAAGTTCGTTGCTTAAACTAGACAAAGTATTCTCTGACAACTCGGCAACTTATGTTAGTGGGCAAAACTATCTTACAGACTTTACTACACTAGACTTAAACCTTACAGTAGCATACTCTGGTGGTGGCTCAATAACTATGATAGCAGGTCAGCAGTTCGCAGGTTGTGAAGCAAGGATAGGTTCTTTTATTTCTTGTGACCCAGATGCTTCTGCTACTTTCACAGTAGGTAACCAGAACTTATCTTATACAGAGAATACAATAGATGGTGGTGTTGGCGCATTGCGTAGTGTTAAGTTAACAGGAGTTTATAAAGTTACTGGCACAGAGACTACACTGAAAATACAACCATTCATTACTGTTGGTAACTATTCAACAGCAGATGGCACAGTCATTAGACCACAAGCACAAACGTTTAATGATACACTTACAGCAACTATTTTTAGAAAAGGAGTTCAAAGAAGTTAATGGCATACGCACCAGCAAACCTTTCAGATGGAGCAGTGCTCACATCTACTAACATAAAAGAACGTATCGGTAACTACCGAACAGCAGTTAATACTGAACTACTTCCGCAAGAGAAGTTTACAGACGGTAGTCTAACAAAAGAAAATGTTATTCGTCCTACCCTTATCAACCACGGCTTTGGTCAGTTAGAGTTTCTGTCAGAGAGTGGAGGAACTAAAATAGTTCAAACAAACCCCGGTGACTTTCACGCACAAAAGAATGATAACATTACTACCCAGAACGGAGACCTTGGACCACAGACAGGTGGTGTTGCTACACAAGGTGGTATCGCACGAATGATGTCTGTTCAGGAAAATGGAGCAACACCAAGTAACATTACAGACTTACCAGAGATAGGTGGTTTATCATGCACTGTAAGGTTAGAAGAAGAATGTGTAGTAAGAGTAAAAGTTAAGTTAGCCTTGAACCCTGTATCATCAGTGACCGATACACACATTCCCGGTCAGCGTGTTGGCATCTCGGGAACACGACAAAGAGTTTATCTTTTAATGAGAAAGCCAAGTGGTGCTTATGTTCAGATGGGGGAAGACAGTTCTGAAATAGGTTATTACCAGCAAGCAGCACACGATATGGTTTTAAGAGAAATACATTTGTATGGACATCTTAATGTAGATACAGTTAATAACGCAAAGGGTGAATACACTTTTGTTATTGTTGGCGGTATAGAAAAAACAAGCACAAACCCATCGGTTATTCCTATTGGCAATACGCTATTAGGAAAGTCGTCAATGATAGTAGAGTGGGACTACGGTAAGTCTTTCTTTTAGATAGACAAAACATTTTAGAGATAGGAGAAAATAAATGTTAGCAGCAGCAATACACACGGCTATGGAAGTTGTCAACGTTGTTCCACAAGATCAGATAATGGTTGGCGGTGCGCTCGTCGCTATTGGTGTGATGGCAGCGGTAGGTCTTGTAACAGACTTGGCAGTAACACTTATAGCAAATAAAAAAACACCATCAGAAGAAGCACGCGAAAAGCGTATGAAGAAGTTCAGAAAGCAAATAGAGGCAGGCAAGACTGGACTTGATCAACAGACAAAAGAACAACTTGTTGATGTTCAGCGTAACGTTAACCAAGCAGTATCAAGAGAGTTTTTTAGTAAAGAAGGAGAACTTGCTGCGCTACAAGGTCTATCAGGTGGAGACCTACAAGCACAAAGACTAGCAGCAGAAGACGCTGCTGTTCGTAGAGAGCAAGGTATTGGTCAAGTGGTAGCACAGGCTGATGCTGTTGAAAGGGCTAGACAGTTAGCGGCTGCGGAAGGAGATGCTTTAAAACAAGAAGCAGTTGAAGCACAGCGTCGTGCTAACTGGGTTAAGTTTGGTGGCAGTGTAGCAGAGACAGCAACTGCTGCTGTTGGTGCTGGTTTCCAGTTGCCTGATGCTGCGTTAGCAGGAACTAACTTATCTGGCATAGGTGGAGTTGATGCTCGGACCTATTCGTCTGCTTCTGGTATGGAAAACTTCTTTGCCAGTATGACACCAGCACAGCAAGCAGAGTTACAGGCGCTAATGGCGCAACAGACCGGAGGAATAGAATAATGCCATCAGGAGCAGATACTTTTAAAAGATCAGTAGGAGGCATTGTTGATACCTACAACAGTAGATACAACCAGATCCTTTCTTATCTTGTTAACCAAGAACAAATAAACCCCGGCGCTCTTACAGCACTTATTGATCAGATCCGTTCTAATGAAATAAGTATTCAAAGAGAACGTGATGCTATCTCTCGCTTACAGTTAGCGGGGATGGAAGCAGATGATAGTTTCTTACAGGCTATCTCAAAGGCTAGGCTAGACCTAGATAAAACTGTTTTCTCCAAGCAAGCAGAGGCAAGCATTGAGCGTGGCAAACTACGAACTACATTTGTAGAAGAAAAGAATAGTCAAAAGACAACAGGCGCTGGTGCTATTCCTACTGACAATAGATACAACGAAGCAAAGAACCAAGTTATAACTCTTCCTGTTGACAACACAGAACAGGCACAAGAGACAATGAAAAACTATCTTGTCCAGTTTTATAGCGAGAACCTTGGTGATAAAAGAACTTCTATTGCTAACGAGCCTATTGCCGTAGCAGAGTTTGATGCGTTGATAGATGCTGAACTTCGTCAGGCTGGTTCTCCTACTATGAACTTGCCAGTATACGCAGAAGTTAATCTAGACCAAGCAGTTAGTGAAGCCAAGGCAGATCTGCGTTTAGGTTTAAAAACTCCTGAACAAGCAGAGCAAGAGTATGACGCAGAAGTTGATGAAGTTATTAGTCAGGTAGGAACAGGCAGACCACCAGAAGACATTGATGTTCGCTTAAAGAGAATAGGTATTACTAACCCAAAGGCTTTTCTAACCGACTTCACATCAGTTCCATTTGACCCACAGAACTATGAAGAAAAACTAGGGCGAGCAGCATTCAACTCTCGTATCCTCCCACAGTATGCTGTTGAGGATGAGGATGGAGAAATAGTTTCAGAGTATGCCGAGTTCGGAACGTTCCCAGAGTTTCAGCAAGCATTGCTTGATAGCGGTTCAGAAGACCACGACAAGGCGCTTGACCTTTACAAGAGAACTTTATTTAAACAAGACTTTGAGATAAACCTTCTTGCTGATGGTGCTTACCCTGCTCGTCTTGTTGCTCTACAAGAGCGTGAGGCTGCGTTAGAGGGACGACGCGCTAGACTTGATACCCTTATGGACAAGCAGCGTCAAGGAGAGAAGAGAGACTTTGCTGACATCAAGAGAGAAGCAGACCAGATCTATCGCGAACTTTATGCCATGGGTAGAGGACAGCGTATGAAGCAGGCTGCTGAAAACATTGATGCTATGACAGAAGGCAAGTCGGCAGAGGAAGTAAAAAAACTTATTGATGACTTGCCTATTAATGATAGACAGCGACGTAGAATAGGCAACCTGATCCAACGAGGGGCTAGACAGAACCTAAAAGAAATAAGAGAAGAGATGAAGGCAACTGACCCTCTTGCTCTTAACTTGCGTCCTAACCTAGAAGAAGGGTTAGTGGATGAAGATCGTATTACTGTTGATGTAAAACAAGAGGATGGTAGTATTATTCAGGTAGGCAAGGTTACTCAAAAGCCTATTCAGGATATGACATTAAGAGATCTTTATTTAGAAAGTGAAGGTAAGGTTGCCCCAGAAGAGTATGATGCTTTTGGTCAGATGGTAGATCAGATAGAGCGTGCTGCCCTAGATGGTAACTTACCAAAGGGAATAACAGAACAAATGAAAGTTCTTGTTGAGGATCTACTAGATTCAGACATGGACAACCAAGCCATCCGTGAAGAGGCTTCTTTGATGTTGCCGCGCGCGAAAGAAAGTGTTATTGAAACACCACAAGAAGTTCAGTTGGCTAGCGCAACACCAGCACCTACACCGTCAGCCTTTGATGGCAACGTAGGAACTTTTTCTCCTGCTGGAACTAGAACCGAGTTGGAGTTGCTGGCTCTTGGAACTAACGTTGCTGACGCTGGTGTTGTCGCAGCAAAGGACGCTACGTTTGGCGGAGGTGTTGTGAAGCCAGAAGAGTTCTTTGATGGTATGGACGACGCAGTTCTTGAAGGTCTAAAAGGAACGGTTGGGGAGGATGCTATTACAGTAGCAAAGAAATACAGTGGACCACTATCAGATCTAGGCAGACTAGGAGCAGGAACATTTACTCTTGAACAACTAAAACAAATAGTTCCAGAAGCAAAGGCTAATGACGATGTGTTGTTAGCAGCAGCGTCACTTGCGCGCAATGGTTATAACAGAACAGTATAAGGAAAATAATAAATGTCTAACGGACCTCGTATCCCAACAACGGCTGCTTCCAAGGGGCTTATCACGGCTGGGACACCAACAGTTGAAGCACCACAAACCGGCGTCCCAGTTCAGCCAGACTTTCAAATAGCATTGCGAGAGTTGGCAGATGATGCTGTCGCCAGAGGTATTCAAATAGGACCTGTGCGTTATGATGACGCAGAGGAAGAATATAAAAGAATACAAAGGATCATTAACAATGTTAATAGAGTTGTTCAACAGCCTAGAACCGTTACAGGCGAACCGCAGGATCCGGCAGGCATACTACCAAGTCAGGAAACTATTCGTCCGTTTGTAGGACAAGGCGCAGGGTTCCCTTTTAACCTTATTGGTGCCATGGTGCCACAAGACATCCTTACACCAGATGAATACCAACAGCAGGTTATTAACTTTAATGAACAAGTTATCCCATCAGTTTATAAGGCAACTGTTGATAGTATTCTTGCTAACCCTAATACACCACAGATAGAGTTAGACGCATACAACGAAGACTACTTTGTTAACTTTGAACTGTTCAAAGATGGTATGATAAAAAGTTTTGGTGATAGAGGTCAGGCTTTCCAAGTTGATCCAGAGAACTTTGATCCTAACGACCCAGTATCAACAGAGGCTGCTTTTAAAACTGCTGCTTCTTTGCTTGGCACAGAGTTGCTTGGTTACACATACGAGAATGTAAAAGAAAATAAACCAGCAGTTAAAGAAGGACTAACAGGCACAATGCTTCGTAACCTTCTTATAGCAGAGAGTGCTATTACAGCAGGAGGTCAGGAGATACTTGACTTCTTTGGTGCTGACAGTGTTGATGGTAACAACCCAGAAGGTTTAAACTTTGGTGAGCGTTGGGCAGAGAACCTAGCAGGAGCAAGAGGTTTAGAACAGTTAGGTGGTGAGATAGGAGAAACTATTGGTTCTACTGTTGCTTCCTCTGCTAAATGGTTACAAGATACATTAGGTGTTAAAGGTCTTACTAGTCCAGACGATACTCTTTTAGAAGATGTTCAAAGTCCAGAAGCAGTTCAGTTTGTTTCTGATGGTTTGTGGTGGACTGGTATGGGTGTTTCTTTTCTGTTGCCTATTGATGGTTACGCAGGTGTCGGAGCAAAGACAGCCACAAGAGCCGCAAAGGCAGGTAGAACGCAAGCAAAAGCAACCAGAGGGGTAGGAGGCACCGGAGCCCAAGCAGCGCGTGAGGGAGCCAATGCTGCCGTTAATAGTGTTGTAGGAAACTTTCCTTTAACAGCCCGATGGGCACAGAACATTGACATCTCTGATGCTCTTGATCTAGACGTAAATGATATGCGTGTTAAAGAAGTTAGCGCACAGGCTGCTAACCGCAAGTCAGTTAAACTAGCAGAGAAGTTAAGAAACGGTGATGAACTTACAGATGCTGATAAGGCTTTCCTTGAAGAAGCAGGCATTGATGCTAGTAACCCACAGCAAGTAAAAGAACTTTTTGATGAAGGTGTTTCGTCAGCAGAGCGTTTCTTAAATGACTATGAAACCATAGAGTTAAATAAAATAGATGAGGCTGGCGCATTGCCAGAAGACCCATTAAAGGGTAGAGCGGATACAGAGATAGAAGCAGGGCTATCACCTGCTACTGCTAGGCTTGCTACTAGGGTAGCACCAGAGGCACCAACAAACCTTCGTGTGGTTAAAGACCCAGACCTTGATGTTCTACCAGCAGAACTACAAGGAGTAAGAGATAGAGTTAAGTCTTATCAGGGAACTACACAAAATAAAAAAGGTAAGTTTGAACCAGAGACTGGTAAGGGTGATGTCTTTGAGGATGTTGCTAGAAGAGAAAGTCTAGACCCAGATGACTTCCGACAGCCAGAACAACAGTTTAAATACACTAGGTCAGATGCTATTGTAGGCGATAGGTTCCTTGATGAGATGGTTGCTGTTCGCATGCGTCAGCGTCAAGCAAGGCGTGCTATCAACTCGGGCAAGAACCCTATTAGTAAGAACGGTGTTCTGCTTACACCTCGTATTGTTGTGCCAAAGAAAGATGTTAATAAAGTTCTTACAACTATGCGAGAAAGCGCAGAGGGTCAAGAGTTAGCAAAACTTATTGATGCTGCCAGAGCAAATGGTTCTATTGACTTGGCACAGTTTGCTAGGACTGCTATTAAACTGCGTGAGTTAATACCAAAACTTTTTGAGAGTGGTTCGGCATCCAAGGCTATTGTTAATAGGTTGTTAGCAAGACTAGACGCTATTGATAATGTAGCAAGAGAGATA